ATTGCAGACAATATGAGAGCAGTAGTTACAAGACCTATGATACCTTTGGATAACCTACCAGACAATGTTGTTGGTTATCTTTGCACTTGACAATGTGTTAGTTTCAAGATATAATAAATAAATCAACATCACCTTTTCTCTTATGCGTTACGTTCTATATGACGATTCTTTTGACGAAGTAGGTACATATGACAGTATCTACGATTTACGTAAGTTTCTATGCGATAGAAAGTATGAAGTAGACTGTGATAAGGATATAGGAGACACTTTTGATTACATTAAACATATCAAATGGCACTTTGACATCAAACAAGACTAGGAGGATTCATGTCAGGCGACTACCATACACATACAGATAGAAAGTATGATGAGATATTAGAGAGGTTGGAGGCATTGGAGAGAAAAGTGTCTGGTTCTAAACTTCTCATGAAGAGAACTGACGATGGGCACTATGAGAAACTCGTAGATGTTGTTCTTGAGCACGATAAGACGATAACAGAGATAGTTGAATATACTGTCGGTGGATTGACAGAGGTTGATGATACGAATTGGTAATAACCGCGTTAACCCCGCGTAGGTCTCTAAATATTTCAAAAACTATGTTTAATCTAGGCATGGATACTCTAGAAGGAAAGTTCGTAATTAAAGACGAGGGAAAACTCCTCGAATTCGATAGGTGTGGTGACCTTCCCGATACATTCGATCACCTCATATCATTTGAACCAACAGTACCGCCCGAACCTCATAGCGTTGCTGAACATGTCGAAATGAGCAAATGGTCTGAGTACCTACAAGAACTTGTTAAAAGAGAAAGGAAGTGAGTGTAACGATAACCCCAGATGAAGTAACTGGTCTAGCAGATATTACGAGACCTAACTTTGCGATGAATCAAACTGTAAGTGCAAGTGCTACAGCAACTTCTCCTAATGTAGCAAACGTGACCAATGTAACTGCAAGTGTAGCAGGAACGCAACCAAACCTTGTGATTACATCTGGCACTACAAGTGTGAATATAGGTGGCACGTTGCAGGATCCATTTGAGGATCAATTTACCTATGTCGAGAAAGGTACAGATGACTCACTCTATCCAAAGATTCCTGTGACTGTGACCAAGGTAGATAATATGCCTTCTGATAAGTTGTTATATGACTTGAACCAAGATAATACGACACCTTATATTGAGACGTTTACTGTTACGGTGCAATGGGAAGAAGGACCTGTGGGAAACTTAGTTGCACAGACTCCTGTAACATTCACTTTGGAATTGAAGATAAATAATGAGTACGAAGGAATACGTTCCTTCATTTCAAATTACTATACGTAAGATGCCCGCAGTCACAAGAGTAGGAGATGCAGATGCTGCCCATTGTTCTGGAATGTCTAGAGCACAGGGTAGTCCTAATGTCTTCTGTAATGGCAGACCTATCTCTCGACAAGGAGATAAGAATACCACACACTTAAAACCAGGCAGTCCATGTCCACCTCACTCCGCTGCTATTGCAAGTGGCAGTTCTACTGTCAAAATAAATGGCAAAGGTTGTGGTAGAGTAGGAGATGGAATAAGTGGTTGCACAGCAGTTGCAGCAGGATCACCAAACGTATTCGCAGGATGAATTAATTTATGGCAATGACATGGAACACTGGTAACAGTATCGAATCGAAACCAAAGAAAACAGCACAAGGTCGTGGTCAACACACGAAGTATAGTGCCACGTCTAGGAACAAGGCAAAGAAGAGGTATCGTGGCCAAGGCAAATAGAATTGTAGATGGTAAAAGGAATGCTAACATTCCTGTCGACATGTCTGATCACTTCTACGATCATGGTAATGAGTACTGTAGATACTTAATTACTGATCCTCGTAGTGATAGACAGGGTAAGAAACGTAAACCTTTCGAGAAACGAGTATAAATAACAATTGATAAAGAATTGTTTCGTTCGAGATGTCTTTGATATCGAAATCCTTTAGGGATTTCTCTTTAACATTTGAAAAGAATGCAGTGACCAACGATATATTGGCACTTAAGAATGAAGCTGCAATAAAGGAGTCTGTAAAGAATATTGTTCTTTACAATTTTTACGAAAAACCATTTGACCCATTCTTCGGTGGAAACGTAGTTGGTTTGTTATTTGAAAATTCTACACCTACAATGGAATTAGAGGTAAAGAATAGAATAGAGCAATCTATTGAGATACATGAACCTAGAGTTACAGCAGTATCTGTTGATGTTGACTTCCAAGAGGATCGTAACGAGTTAAATTGTAAAATTAATTATTTGATATTGGGAATTCCTGCTAAATTTGATGATGTTAGCATAGCATTTAAACCATAATGGCATTTAATCAAGTTAATGCCCTTGAATTTAACCAAATCAAGGCACAAATCAAAGAATACCTAAGATCACAGTCACAATTTAGTGATTATGACTTTGAGGGATCGTCTTTGACGGTGCTTATTGACACATTAGCGTATAATACTTACTATACAAGTGTAAATGCGAACCTTGCAGTCAATGAAGGGTTCTTAGAAACGGCAGTTTTGCGTGAAAACGTTGTAAAACTTGCTCGAATGATTGGTTATACACCAAAATCAGCACGTTCTGCACGTACAACAGTAAATGTTGCTGTTCAAACAGTGTTTCCTTACCCAAAATCAGTCACAATGACTGCAGGATTGGTTCTAAACTTTACAGGATTGGATAATAACAACTTTGTTTTCTCAATTCCTACTGATATTACGCAATCTGTAGACAGTTTGACAGGAATTGCATCGTTTAATGACACAGTTTTGTATGAAGGACTATATTTAACCGATACTTTTGTAAAAAATACATCAGAAAGACAGAGATTTATACTTACAAACGAGAGAGTTGACACAACTTCGTTAGTTGTACAGGTAACTTCTGGTACAGTTACTGAAAAATACTTGCAAGCAACAGATATTACAAAGATAGATTCTACTTCTAAGGTATTTTTCTTAGAGGAAAGTGAGTATCAGATACCAGAAATACTATTTGGTGATGGTGTTCTAGGTAAAAAGTTAGAAAATGGAGATGTTGTTACTGTAAAATATACAACTTCTGCAGGAGTAGGAGCAAATGGACTAAAAGTTTTTGAAAATATCGGAACTTTTAGAGATAGTTTGAATAATTCTATTACTTCTGGTATTACAGTTACCGCAACTTCGTTCCCTGATGGTGGTTCAGAACCAGAAACTACAGAAGCAATCAAATTTTCCGCACCAAAATTCTATTCTGCGTTCGGAAGAGCAGTTTCTACACGGGATTATGAAGCAATCATACCTCAAATCTACCCAAACGTCGCATCTATTGCATGTTATGGTGGAGAAGAAGCGGAACCTCCCGAATTTGGTAAGGTATTTTTAGCAATCAAACCAAGAAATGCTGACAAATTATCACTTTCTGAGAAAAATTCTGTTTTAAAGAAACTTAGAGAGTATTCTGTAGCTGCAATTCAACCAACAATCATTGATCCATCTGTTTTATACGTAGATTTAACAAGTTTTGTTTACTATAATCCTAATATTACACGTAAAACTCCTGATCAACTTAAAAATTTGATTATTACTACGTTAACAGTATTAAATTCTAGCGGTGAATTTAATAAATTTGGCGGTAAATTCAAATATTCTAAGATACAGAACATTATTGATGAAGCAGAAAGGTCAATTACCTCAAATATTACGAAAGTAATGATGAGAAAGAACGTAACAGTTGATTTAAACACTCGTGTTAACTATAAAATCTGTTATGGTAACAGAATCAACCAACAAACTACTACAAATCCCGCAGTAATTTCTAGTGGATTCAAAATTGTAGGTGATGACATCAATACTTACTATCTAAATGACGATGGTAGCGGTACACTTAGACTTTATTACGTCAAAGGAACTGGTGAGTTTGAATATGTTGATGGATTATGGGGAACTGTAGATTATGATATGGGAGAGATTGTAATTAATGACTTGATTATACAATCTACCGATGTAGCAAATAATACATTACAAATTAAAGCTACTCCAAAGTCAAATGACTTAGTTTCTTTAAGAGAAACGTATATTACTATGGGTATAGATAACTCAGTGATTACTGTAGTAGAAGATACTATCAGTAGTGGTTCAAACTTATCTGGAACAGGAGTAATTCCAGAATCTAGCTACTAATCGAATATGACCATTAGTTCTTGGAGAGTTGGATCGTGGACAACACCGACTACAACGGTTACACAACCACCTGTACCGTCGGAAGTCAGTCCAGAGTCAAGATCCAAAATATCAACGCATATCGCAGGACAATTCCCTTCTTTTATAAGGGATCAGTTTCCTACGTTCATTGATTTTGTCAAGGAATACTATAAATCACAAGAATTAAAGGGATATTGCTTCGACATAATCCAAAACTGGTCAGATTATTATAATATTGACAATTATGGAGAGTTAGTTACTACTACAACGTTAATTTCTGCTGTTACAACCTCTTCAACAACAATTGACGTTGAATCTACACGTGATTTTCCGTCAGAAGGACTTTTATTGATAGATGATGAGATAATTTACTACCAAAGTAAGGGTGCAACCCTATTTCAGACCTGTTCAAGAGGATTTAACGCTGTAAAGGCAGTAGGAATTGAAGGAGAGTATAAATTTGAGTCTACAACCGCTGCAACACACGCTCTAGGCACCGAAGTTGTTAATTTGAACAATATTTTCCCGCTTTACATGCTCGGAAAGTTCAAAGAACAGTTTTTAGCAACATATCCAAAGAATTTTGCGGATGGTGTTACAGAAAGTACAATAATTAAGAGGATTAAAGATTTTTACTCCTCAAAAGGAACAGGAAGGTCATTCCAGTTTGTTATAAGGACACTTTTTGGTGTTGAGTCTCAAGTGTCTTATCCTAGAGAAAGAATATTCAAACCTAGTGACGCATTTTACACTTCTAGAGAAATTATTCGTGCAATTGCGATTTCTGGAAACCCGATTGATCTTGTTGGGCAAGTTTTGTACCAAGATGCTGACTCAAACGATCCAAATGTTGATTCTGCAAGAATTTACGTAAAAGGAGTCGTAGAAGTCTTTACTCCGCAAGGAGCAATCTTTGAAGTTGATGTAGATACGAATAATTCACTCGGAACTTTTGTAACTCCGTATAAAACAGTCTTATCTCAAGATCTGGGTGCTAATTTAACCGATAATGTTGTTACAGTCGATTCTACACTAGGATGGCCTGAACAAAACGGTAAATTTAGGATAGAAGACGAAATAATCAGTTATACCGACAAAACAGTTACACAATTTCTTGGATGCACCCGTGCAATCGCTCCAACAACAAATGTAGCACATGATGCAGGACAGGAAGTGTTTGCTGCGTTTAAAATTTACGGATATTCAAATGTAGATGGTTCTGAAATACAATTAAAGGTATTTGGTGGAACTAGAGGGGTTAATCTTACCAGTGGTGGAAAATACTACTTACCAGACTCAAAAGTCACTACACCCGCTGCACCAGGTTTTGATAGTCTTGATCCTATATGGGATAGTTTCATATACAATGTTAGACGTGCTCTCAGAGGCGACTCAGCGACCCTAGGACAGGTAGAAACCGATGGATCGGTAAGATGCACGGTAGTGACAAAAGAAAAGCATAGATTGGTTAGAGATGACACTATTAGAATATTAAATGCTCCAGAAGACCTTTACAATAATAATCACACTGTTGTGGGTATTGTTGACGAGTTTACTTTTGAGTTTATCTTTTCATCATCTCCTGCATTTGGTATTTCTGGATTTGAGTTTTATATTGCTAGAGAATTTGCTTTTGGTAAGTCTGATGACAATTCTATAAACATAGCAGTATCTGGAACTACAGGAGACGTCCAAAACACATATAAGTCAGATACCGATGCAATAATCGCTAGTACAGGTATACCAACACATAAGATAGGACCTTTTGCTGCTACAGACCTAGATCCTGGCAACCAAAGGTATCTAAAACGTATTCCTCTTGTACCAAGCATTAAATCGGAAAAAACTGCAACTCCAGTAGGTCAAATTGCTATTGGTGCAAATGGTGTCCCATTATTCTCATATAAGTCTGAAACTAAGAAAAAGTTTGGTGGTATCAGAACTATCGAAAGAATAAATGGTGGATCTGGTTATGACATCACAAACCCACCAACTGTAGAGTTTGAACCAACATATCAACTAAACACAACATATGCGGGATTAACTAGAGTTCAATATAACGGAAATAGGTATCAAGCAGTCAATGCGGGTAAATCTTCCGCAACTCAATACCCAGTTCACACTATAGGTCAAGTATTGGTCGGAGAGATTGAGTGGTTGTATGAAGGAAGCACCGCATCTGCAGATGTTACTATTACAGGTTCCGTAACTTCTATCAACGTTACTAGCGGAGGAAGCGGATATACCTCAGAACCTATTGTATCAATTGTGGGTGGTGGAGCAATAAGCGGACAACAAGCGTTTGCTACCGCACAAATTACGGATGGTTCCGTAACTGGTATTAATATTGTTAGTGGAGGAAGCGGATATACAAGTGTTCCTACTGTATCAATATCTGGTGGTGGTGGATCTGGTGCAACTGGATCCGCAATCTGTAGAGGTCCTATTGATAGTATTAACATAACTAACGCAGGAACGCAGTATACTTACGAACCAACTATCAACCTAATTAGTGGTAGTGGTGCTGTTGCGTATCCATCAATTATTAATGGAAAGATAGAAAGTATAATTGTTACATTTGGTGGTAGTGCATACTTTGGTCCTCCTGATGTTATCATTACAGGTGACGGAGTTGGTGCTACTGCATTTGCTACAGTTGACTTATCCACAAATATTGTTACTTCT